GGGTTACTCTGAGCGCGGTTTGTAATATTTTTTAGGTTTTTACTATGGAGCAGCATCTATCAATAGTATTTAACTATTGATTGGTTAAATTTTGAACAAAAAAACCCTACCCAACTATTAGATTAGGTAGGGTTGATAGTTTTTTTCTATGGAAGGTGCTTAAAGAGCATCATCACTCTCATCGCAATGTGAACAAGGTAAATCTTCGTAACCATCGCTAACTTTCTTTGTGCCTTCACAAACACTACATTCTGGCTCACATATGCACGCAATACCGCGTGTACATTCTCTCTGTGTTCTACCATCAAAAACCGCACATATTGTCATTTTAATTAGCTCCTTATAGTTTTATATAATTCTGATAGTTTGTTAGACAGTACAGTTTGAAAGTCATCTTCCTTGCCGCTCATAGTTTTTAATAGCTCCATAAGGTGCACATTATCTTCCTTACCGTCCCATACTTTTACGTAGGTTCCGTCTTTATAGCCACTATCCTGACGAAAGAAATTAAGAACATTCTTACCTATATAAAGCTTATATAACTCTTCGAGAGTCATGCCTATGGATAGCATGGCTCGAAAGAAAGAACATCGATCAAAACTGTGATCATTTAAAGCATCATGAGCTATGTACTCTATGTAGCTTAAGAATGGCTCAGGATCAAGGTTAACCTCTTTGATGGCCAACTCAAAATCTTCTAATAGGGTTTCTGCTGTAACAATAAACTCACTGCTAATAATCTGGCTTAACCCGAAGTGCCAAATATCTACCAACTCAAGCTTAACTTGCTCAATATCTGGTTCTTGTCTCTTCCACCATTTCCAGCCGTAATGATCCATTAACTCAGCACACTCAATCCATATAGCTATATGCCATGGATATCCCGCAATCATCCAATCAGGATTAACTTTCTCATTCATTCTGCTTTGCAAGGTAAGCATTTCTATTATCTGTTTTTTCATTTGTTGTGTATCATCAAAAATTTAAATAAAAATGATTCCAAATCTTTTTTAGAACCATCGTTCTTAACTAAAAACATTTTCGATGGGTCAAATTTTATATTCATCGAAAGGTCATTAAAGTCATTTCTAGGCCAAGCGTCTACAAATAACACATAATCAAACAAATTATTATCCATACAAGCCTTGTATTGATCATGGTCCCTTAATCCAACATATATGTCATTCTCAAACAAATTTTCCCGAACTAACCTGGTTAAATCTGGGGTATTGTATTCATTTACTAAATCTCTCCATTCGATTCGATGGTTATCACGGTCTTCGAAGCACTCTTGAACAGTCTTGTAACCGTATTTAACTCTTAATATAGGGAATATTATTTTTTCACAAACCCAAACACTGGTAGATGTAAATTTCATATCAGAATTTTTCGACAGTATTCCAGCCACTTCATCCTTACCATGACCGGCATAACCTAATATTAGAATCTTCATAAAATATCCCCAAGTTTTTTACGCTTTCTATTACGAGATGCTTTGACCAACAGAGCTTTAACCCAAGCGTCTCCAATCTCCTTAAGCTCACAAGGTTTCAGGTCTGCTATGGGGATTGCAATGTCTTTATTCACAGTACGAATAAAGTTAGGTAATACAGGAATTGCTAGTTCAACATCGGTTTTAACGGTTATTTTTCGTCTCGGCATTTTTATTCCAACGTGGTTAATATTGACAAATCAGAAAGACTAGCGTATCGGCTGGTAAACTCGCTTTTATCACCATAATCACAAACCCAGTATTTAGTATGATCTTTGTTTGTTAGATAAACCCCAAGAATCACAAGTGAAGATCCCTTGTAAATAACAGTCTGACCAAGTTCATAAGGTTGCCGTTTATTGTTCCACCGTGACCCAAAAGCACTTTCATAAACAAGTATCAAAACTGCCAGTGGGGAAACGTACGTTATAACGCTTTCGATTGGTGATCTAACAAAATCCATGTCGATCATCTCTGGACTAATAACAAACAAAAACGCAAAAACCACACACCAGGAAATAAATGTTAGATATTTCATACCAGAACCCTATTAAATTAATGCCACCAATCCCCTCTATTTTCGCTTAGGTAAGGTTTTTAGATGCTTACCTATACCAACCTACAGGTTACTTGTTTTTAATCAACCAAGGTGTTTACAAGACCGGTGTGTTTTTGATTGTATACAATTATGACGGCTCCGTCAACATTGTAGCGATGTAGTTGTTTTTTCACCGGTATTTTTTTATATATATTTTTATTTTTTTTCAGTTATAAGCAGTAACCTTTTATAACTCCTAGTTCTATTAAACACTTTTATTTCTCTATATAAAAATACTTTCATTTTATTAACTACAATAACTACAAATAATAAAAAAGTAAGTAAAATCAAAGTTTGAAGTGTAGTTTTTTGTAGTTTTGTTGTAGTTTTAAGGCAAAAAATGTAGTTTTTTGTAAAACCAATTTAAAAATGATTTTACAACGGTTGTTGGTTTAACTAAAATCGAAAACAGCCTCGTAGTTAAAAAACTACAAAAATGGGTAGTAAAAACTATAAGAAAACTACAGAAAACTACAAAAAAATCACCGGAAATCGTAAAAATGAAGCCAAAAAACCGACTTGAACCCGTCGAAAGGACTTACCAACTATCCCCGCGACTAGCCGCCTTAATAGAGTTAGAGTATGGGTCAGATGCTGATGAAAAAGTGAGCAAAGCTATAGTGAATGAGATGAATTTACCCGTTGTTTTAGTAGTGGATGAGAATTGGTTTTTATGCGAAAAAAACGTTGGTAACATAGTCAATCATCATAGAGCTTTGGTTGATATTGACGCTCTATACATAAAGAACGCGCTTAACCTGCTGAATCGATTAAGTGGGCGCTCTCATCATTTAGTAGTAGTTGATCGCCGACTGGCTGATTCACTATCTCAGTATGACCAATTATTTTCTATGTACTCGGAAATGGACGGGTCTATCATTGCCCTCCACGATTTGATAGCTATGGTGTCTGAATGATTACTCCAGAATCCCTTGTAAACCTTGGGATAGAAGTTTTTCAATGTGGAGCTAATAAGAGGCCCATTGTTGAGAACGGCGGCGGTTTCAAATCGGCTTCTTTAGTATTACCAAAACCATGGCTTGGTACACTTATCGGTGTGGCTATACCAGATGGTTGTGTGATAATTGATTTGGACACTGAAAAGGGAATTACTAAGGAGGCTTGTGATTCTCATTTTGGATGCCAATTGAATTGGGACGACGCTTGTTTGCAGAAAACACCAAGCGGTGGTGGTCACTACGCTTTTAAAATTCCATTAGGAACCGATATAGCACAAAACGTTAACTGGTTTAAAGACGTTTTACCAAATGGTTTTGACACCCGTTGTCATAATAAAGGCTACATTTGTACAGGGGGGCCCTATCGACAGTCTGGTTCCGTTGGTATTTTTAAACTGGGTTTTGTAGAAACATTACCAGAGTTGCCGGCCAGAGTAATCGACTTATTAAAAGTAGTAGAGGTCGAAATTGAACAAACCTTACCAACAGGTCATCGTGATATTGAAGAGGTGCAGAAGGTTCTGAGTTATATCCCCTCTGATTGCGATTATAAAACCTGGTTACATACTGCAATGGGTTTGAAACATTACTTTCATGATGACATAGCCACAGCGGAAGCTCTTTTCCATAACTGGTCTAAAACTTACGTTAAATATAGCTACAAAGAAGCTCATGATATCTTTCATTCTTTTCAGGCTGTTGGCCCGGACCGATCAATAACTATAGCTAGTGTTGTAGCAGAAGCCAAGAAAGCTGGATATTTGCCGCCTCGTACTGACTATGGTTTATTGCTAAGTGAAAATAGAATTAGTAATCATGATTTTGAAGATTTGGTAAAGAGGATAAATCAGGACGCTGGGACACCGGGTAAACTTGAACTTATAACTGAGGAAATAGCCTCGTTAGATATGAATAATATTCAACGAGAAGATTTGGTCTCTATAATAATGAGAGTTAGGAAGGACCACGGTTTACCTATGGCTAAGAAAACCGTTTCTGATGCGTGTAAACCGAAAGAATTTTTAAATACGACAATAATACCGGTACCTGAGAATATCGATTTTTTGGATTTAAACGTTCCCGAAATCAGCGGATTGAGTAGCAATTCTGGTATTTCAGCTGGTTTGATTATGGATACTTTATTTAAAGGGCGTTTTGTAAGGGACTTCGGTACCTATTGGTGGACTGGTAAAAAGTTTGAACCATTATCTAAGGAATGGGTGGTTGATATGACTTCTAACGCGTATGGTCGAGGCGAATACGCTAAACGTGCTAATGTCGTTGGTACCGCGGCTGCTCTGATGTCAAACGCCCCTTTAGTAAAGGATTTGGGTCAATCCGACCACCGTTTATTTTTTCAGAATTGTGTTTATGATCCTTTAACCGGGCAACTCACATCTCATGACCGATCTAACAAGAACATATCTTTGTTAAATGTAAATTATAACCCTGCGGCTGATTGTCCAACTTGGGATAGTTTTGTAGCATCTATTTTTGAGCATGAACCTGAGTGTATTGATCTGTTGCATGAAATGATGGGTTGGTGTTTATGCAGTTCTCATTTTGGTATTGAAAAAGCGTTACTCCTCGAAGGGGCTTCAAGAGGTGGTAAAGGTGTCATAATAGTGGCTTTGGAGTCGATTATAGGATCAGCCGCTGCGCCATTTAAAATTGATCAATTAGCCGATAATAAAACATTGAGCTCTTTTCGTAAGGTAAACGTCGCAATTGATAGTGACGCGGCTAGCCCATCAAGAAATACCGCAACAACTGTGCAGTCAAATTTCCTTTCTATTAGTGCTAACGAACCCATTTCAATACCGTTGTTACATACCCAAGAGCCTTGGAAAGGTCGTTTAAATTGCAAATTGTTGTTAGCGTGTAACTCTATCCCAATGTTATATGACGATTCTGGGGCTGCCCCAAAAAGATGGGTTCCTTTAAAATTTGTTAAGTCTCATCTTGGAAAAGAGGATTATGGATTAAAACCAAAGATGGTGGAAGAACGCGAGGGAATCACCAATCGTTTTTTAGACGGTTTGCATAGATTGTTAAGAAATGGTGGAAAATTTACTATGCCGAAGTCTTCGCAGGAAACCCTAGATAACTTGGCTATGTCAAGTAGTCCTATAGTTCAATTTTTTAACGAATGTTTAAATTTTGATCCTGGATTAGTAGAACATAGTAGTACTATGTATCAGGCTTACACTCAATGGGCTCACCAAGTTGGTAACTATCGGTTACAAAAAACTAAATTTATGGATGCAATGCGCCTAGCTGGAATACCTCGCGGAATCGAATATCACAAAGCAATTCGTGATGAGGCAGGTCGTGTTAGCACCGGTTTTAAAGGTGTTGGATTAAAGTCAGATTCTATTAATAAAATAGTAGAGTTGTTGAAATGCAATTAAGAAATTACCAGCATAAAATTATTAGTGATGTTGATAATTGCTTTGCCAGACAAAAGACACGTGTGTTAGTTCAGTCACCAACAGGTTCTGGAAAAACTGTCACTATGGCGGCTATCATATCCAGAGAAAGGGTTCCGGTATGTGCCATAGCCCACCGTAACGAGCTTGTTTGTCAAATATCCTGTGCACTTGCCGAATCTTGTATTTTTCATAATATTATTGCTCCAGACGAAATGATAAAAGAGTGCGTTCGCCAACACGTTGAAAAGTTCGGTAGAAATTTTTACAACCCTGACTGTAAAGTAACCGTTGCTGGTGTTGGCACTTTAAACTCCCGCAGAAAAAAACTTCAATCTTGGGCAAATACCATCCGCTTGTGGATTATTGACGAATGTCATCATGTGCTTAAAGATAACCAATGGGGTAAATCCGTATCGATGTTTAAAAACGCAAGAGGTATTGGTTTTACAGCTACCCCAGAGCGTGCCGATGGTATGGGTTTGGGTGCCCATGCCGACGGTGTTTTTGAGGAAATGATCGAAGGCCCAAGAATGTCATGGCTTATAGAGAGTGGTCATTTATGTAATTATATTTGCTTGGCTCCACCGAGCGATTATCGAGATAGTCTTACTGATGAAGACCTTGGGCCATCTGGAGAATTTATCCAAGGGAAGTTAAGAATAAAATCTAAACAGTCTCCTATTGTTGGTGATGTTGTTGATACATGGTTAGATAGATGCCCCGGTAAAAGAACTGTAGTTTTTGCCACGAATATTGAAGATTCCGATGCTATTGCTGAGAAATTCAGGTCCCGTGGTGTATCAACTGTGTCGTTAAGTTCAAATAATTCCACAAAGGAGCGGAATGACGCTGTTCGTGATTTTCGCTTAGGTAAAATTACAGTACTAGTAAACTGCGATTTGTTCGGTGAAGGTTTTGATTTACCCGCTATTGAATGTGTGGTAATGGCTCGCCCGACAATGAGCTATGCTCTATATGCGCAACAATTTGGTAGAGTTTTGAGAATTATGGATGGTAAGAAATTCGCCATAATTATAGATCATGTTGGTAATATCGAGCGTCATAGAGGTCCTCCTGACCGACCAAGAGTTTTTACGTTGGATAGAAGGGACGCCAGATCGCGCCAGGCTGCTAAAGACAGTGATCCATGGACCAGGTGTTCAAAGTGTTGGCATCCTTATGAGAAATATTTATTAGCCTGCCCAATGTGTCATTATGTAGAGGAGATGGCTGATCGAGGTAGTCCAAAAGCGGTCGATGGTGATTTAGTTGAGCTCACCCCCGAAGTTTTGGACATGCTGTATGGTCCTGTTGATAAGGTTGACATCCCTGTAGAAGCCTTGTTAGCAAAGATGAGTTACACAAATGCCTCTCAAGTTGTGATTAACAGTATGGCTAAAAATCACGTGGAGCGGCAAAACATTCAAAAAGAGTTACGAAACATTATGATGCTATGGGGTGGTAAACAAAAAAACCTAGGATTGTCAAAGAGAGAAGCTCATAAAAAATTTTTATTTAGATTTAATATTGATGTTGTTAGCGCTACAGCTCTTGGTAAACCCGACGCTTTGATACTAATAAGTAAAATTTGTGAGGATTTGGCTGCATGATTAATTATATATCTTGGCAGAAGAAGCATAATATTAGTTACGCCGCTTTGGTTGATTTATGGGAGCTACAAGAGCCTTTCAGAAGTCTTTCTAGCGAAGTTGGGTCAAATGAAACTCCTCAACAAAAAGCTATTATTTTAGCCGGTGGAAAACACGGCTGTCTATTGATGAGAAATAACGTTGGTGTAGCTTTTAAAGAGAATGGCGCCCCAGTGCGCTTCGGTCTGGGTAACGAATCTAAGCGTATTAATGATAAGGTTACTTCTAGTGATTTAATCGGTTCAACCACGGTTTTAGTAACCCCCGAAATGGTAGGTAGCTATGTGGGGGTGTTTACCGCAATTGAAGTTAAAAAGCAAGGGTGGTCGTTTAAAGGTACACCTAGGGAAATTAGGCAGAAAAATTTCCATGATATTGTTAAAGCCAGGTTTGGTATTGCGCAATTCGCGACAGGACCTATGGATATCTGGAAAAGTTGACGAAAACGTCATAAAACTGCATAATTATTAAATGACTAAACGATATAAGCCAAAAAACGAACGCCGTGACGATATTCTCAGAATAGCATGCGGTATTGCCGAGCGCGGAAATTATAAAAATATCCGTCGTGATGATTTGGTTTTTTCTTGTAAAACCTCGGCTGGTAATATCACTCGCATTTTTGGTGGTATGGACTCTTTACGTAACTATTTGATTGAGTACGCAATTTTAAACAATCGTAGCGTTGTAGTAGGTCAAGCAATTGTTGATCGCCATCCTCTCACTCTTAACATTCCAACAATAGATAAGCAATTATATATTTCACAGTTAAATCTCTAAAATGTTGACGGCTCCGTCATAATTATTGTAGTATTAGAGTCTCAATTCAACCATAAGAGCCTCGAATTATGATAGAACTAACTCTAAGGTTAACTATTGATCAGTTAACTTCAGTAGCAGCTTTGCTACAAACATTTAACACAGATATTGAAGACACCGTAACCCAAGAGGAAATGGATGCTTTACCAATTGAAGTTATGGCGCCAAATCTTCAGAAGTCGTTTCAATCAAAACTCGAAGTTTTGGATATTGGTTACGATGCTAGGAAAACAATTCCGTGGGATGAACGAATTCACGCGAGCAGTAAAAGCAAAAATGCTGATCAGACCTGGCGTTATAAGAAGGGTGTGGATCGAATAACATTGGTACCCCAAGTTGAAGCTGAGCTTCTTGGCAAAACGCCAGAATTAGAAACACACCTTGATGAACCACCACCGGGATTCTTGTTTCAAGATAATCCAATGATACCCGAAGTTATGGACGTTATGGATGATGAGCCCGAAGTTATGGACGTTATGGATGATGAGCCCGAAGTTATGGACGTTATGGATGATGAGCCCGAAGTTATGGACGTTATGGATGATGAGCCTGAAGCGTTACCTCCCGTTGTGCATATAGATCGTGTGGTAAGTTTTGCTGAACTTATTGGTGCTATTAACAATTCCGCTTTAAATGATCACTCCACAAAGTTGTTTTTACAAGGTTTTGGTTTCACAAATGTGATGCATTTTATGGGTGCTAACAATGATGTTCGAGTTAAAGCTATGGAGGCTCTTGGAAAATGATTCTAAGAAGTTCTGGAGCCCCTCGCTGGGTACCTTGTCCAGGTAGTGCCGTTGCTGAATCTAGTTATCCGAATGATGAAACCGAATCGTCTAGAGAGGGCACCGCGTCTCATTGGGTATTCGGAGAGGTTTCAAAAGGTAGGTTTCCAAGAGTTGGGGATGTGGCTGACAATGGTGTGGTTTTAACTGATGAAATGGTTGATGGTGCTCTTGAGTTTATGGACATTGTTTCTAGTTACATGACCGGGGAAGGTCAGTGGCAAATCCATGTTGAAGAGCACATGCACATAACCAGGGTTTCCCCATTTAACGAGGGTCATCCAGACATTTGGATTTACAACCCATATCAGTTAAAACTCATTATTTTTGACTATAAATTTGGTAGAAAATTTGTTGCACCAAACAGCTGGCAATTAATTAATTACGCCGTTGGTGCCGTTGATATCGTTTTGGGTGGAGTTTATAACGGACGCGTTGACGAATATTTACAGGTTAAGTTGGTAGTTTATCAACCTAGATGTCCTTCTGTAAGGGTTAAAAGAGAATTCGACATAACAGCTTCTGATTTGCGAAATTACGCTAATAAGATGAATCATTCAGCCTCTTTAGCATTCACTGACAATCCGCCCACCGTTGCAGGACCACATTGCAGTAATTGCTTAGCTCTTGGGGCTTGTGAAACATTCCGAATGTTTGAAGGTGAAATCACTGAACACGTGTTTGATTTGAATATCAGTGAGTTAAGTGATACAGATTTAGAAGTCGAATATGAATTATTAGAAGAATATTGTGAACTTCTTAAAAAGAAATTTGATGCAATAAAAACTCAAATGATAACAAGGTTAAATTCTGGGAAAAGATTTAGTAAATATACAATCGGGTTCGGTAGAGGCAGTGTATTTTGGAAACCTGAAAAAAAATCAGAAATAATCGAAGGTATGTTGCTGATCGGAGCTGACCCAAGAAAAGATACTGAGTTAATGACTCCCATTCAATTCAAAGCGAAGTACAAGGCGATTGATACCTCAATCGTAGATTATTTTACCGATAGTAAGAAAGGGTCTGTAAGACTTGTCAAAGACGAAGAGGTTAACTCCTCTTTATTATTTAAAAACAATCCTGTTAAATAGGTTTATTATTATGACAAATGCTAGATTAGAAGACATATTAACACCCGTTGGTAGACTTGTTGAGGGTCACCCAATGGAAATGAAGCCCCAGTTTGATGATAATGGTCAGCCATTATTGGACTCAAAAGGTGAACATAAGTCACAAGCTTATGTTGCTTTAGCAATCGCTAAAGGATCAGAAAAAGCGTGGTGGGATACCTCATGGGGGGCAAAGATTGCTAAAGCAGGTCAAGATGGTTGGCCTGCTGGTGAATGGCAACGACCTGATTTTTCATGGAAAGTGGCTGATGGCGATTCGAGAATACCGAATAAAGCCGGTCGAGTACCCGCCGACAAAGAGGGTTGGGCTGGTCACTGGATTCTTAAGTTAACAACTCATTATCCCATTGATTGTTATGTTAATGGTAATCATAACCAAAAAGTCATGCGTGCTGAGACTTTTAAACGCGGTGATTACATTAGGGTGGTTTTTACGACTCTTGGTAATGCTCCTTCGAAGTCTCCAGGTGTTTATATTAATTTGCGGTGTGCCGAGTTGATCAGGGCTGGACAAGAAATTTTCGGAGCCGGTAGTATAGATGCTCATTCGATCTTAGGTAGTAATGCTCCGATACTACCAAGTAATGCTTTAATTGATACTTCCATAGCGCCTATCTCTTCTGGTACGGGTGTCCAGCAAAACCCAAACTTAATGGTGGCCCCTGCCCAATCTGGTATGAACACACCATCGGCTCCTGTTGTTCCGTCTGTTATGCAAACCTCCACTGCCATGGGTGCCTTTGCTGCGGAAAAAATGGGTGGTAGTTTTCAACCAGATTTATCATTTTTAATCGTTGATGGTAAACAATACACAGAATCCCAGTTATTGGGGTTCGGTTGGACTCCTGAGATGATTTCCAATCAAAAGGCTACTCAGAGATGAGGATTTTCTACCCCTATGATTTAGAGTGTTATCCGAATTTTTTCAGTTGTACGATTAGATCTGATATTTCGGATGAGAAGTGGGTTTATGAAATCTCACCGAGAAAAAATCAAGGGGTGGAACTTTTTCGAATGTTGTGTTTGATAAAAGAAACCTCCGGTCGAATGGTTGGTTTTAATAACATATTCTATGATTATAAATTGTTGCACGAAATTATAAAAAAGAGAGGTGTTATATCTTACAAAACCATTTACGAAAAGAATAAACAGTTGTTCAATTGTGACGACCCTTTTGAACATAATATTTGGGAAAGTGATGTTTTTGTAAATCAGGTTGATTTGTTTAAAATTCATCATTTTGATAATAAAGGTGTGGGTCTTAAAGAACTTCAATTCAATATGAGGATGGACAATATCCAGGAATTACCTTATAAGCCAGGAACGTTTCTTGTTCCTCATCAAATGGATGAAATACTTACTTACAATGATAATGATGTTATTGCTACCAAGATGTTTTTGCAGCATAGTAAAAAAAGTATAAAGTTCCGTGATGATTTAAGCGCCCGCGACGGTAAAGATTATACTAATTACAATGATGGTAAAATTGGCAAGTCACAATTCATTGCTTCGGTTATGAAAGAGGGTGTTGAGTGTTATGATTATTCAAGTGGAAGAAAAAGACCTATCCAAACCCTACGACCAAGCATATCTTTAATAGATATTATATTCCCTTGTATAAAATTTGAAGACCCTGAATTTAACCGTATCTTAAACTATTTTAAATCAAAGACTATAACCGAGACTAAGGGTGTTTTTAAAGGGCTTAATTGTCAATTTAAAGGTGTTACTTTTTCTTTTGGCCTAGGTGGAATTCACGCGTCTATTGACTCTGAAATACTTTATTCTGATGATCATGACGTAATCATTGACATGGATGTCAAATCTTATTACCCATCCCTTTCTGCTGTAAATGATATCTATCCAGCTCATATTGGTCCAACATTTTGCTTAGTAAATAAAAGACTATTTAACGACAGATTAAAATTTCCTAAATCTACACACCCCGTAGAAAACTTTGCTTGTAAACTAGGAATGAATGCGTCTTACGGTGATACTAATGCCCAGCACAGTTGCCTTTACGACCCAGCTCACACTATGACAACCACTGTGAATGGTCAGCTTTTTTTGTGCATGTTGGCCGAATGTTGCGCCAAAATTCATGGTTTAAGAATAATACAAGCCAACACTGACGGCATCACTGTCAAGCTACCTAGGTGTAATTTACCTGAGTTGTGGAAAGCCAAACAAGAATGGGAGCAAATGACCAAACTGGAGTTGGAATCTAATGAATATTCCCGTATGTTTATTCGTGATGTTAATAGTTATATAGCAGAGTATGAGTCTGGCGAATTGAAGAGGATTGGTGCCTACAAATATGGTGATGATTTGGATTGGAGCAAAGATTTTGGTGGTCAAGTGATTGCGAAGGCTGCTGAGCACGCTTTGGTAAAAGGTGGTGATATCAGAAAATTCATTTATGCTCATCGTGATAAGTACGATTTTATGATGCGGGCTAAGGTGGATAAAAAATGCAGATTAGAGATTAGATTTCCTAATGGAAAAGTGAATGAGCTTCAGAGAATAACCCGGTATTACGTTTCAAAAAACGGTGGACAACTTGTTAAGATTATGCCTCCTCTGCCAAAAAAATTAAAAATTGATCCGAAATCTCCTGAGAGAGAAGAGCGAATCGAAGCTGGTCAAATGGTCGAAACTTGCAATAATATTCGTGAATACGGTAGTGGAGCTATTAACTACGAGTATTATATCCGGGAGGCAAAAAAACTCGTTGACCCGTTGAGACAACCGAAATGAATGACATTACAATTTTAGATATAGATCGAGGTTACATTATGCTTTCCACCCCTTTTTGGGGGGAAGTTGCCGGGGTCGATTTATTATTAATTCGGCACCCAGACACTCAACAGGGGCGCTTTGAGCTTTTCAATAGCGACAATAGAGAAACCATTAGAGCAAGAGCTGTAAAGCGTTGGTGGAGGTTTGAGAAATGAAATTCATAATACAAGTAAGAAGTTATAAAAAAGATGCCACCATGAGTGAGGTTCATATTGGTGATGAGGTTTTTTATGCCATTGAAGATGTAGGTCGACCAAATAATATAAAAATTGCAAAAGAAACTTGCATTCCTGAAGGTATTTATGAAGCTAAAATAACTTTTTCAAATCGTTTTCAAAAAGAAACTATTGAACTTTTTACAATCGGGTTACCGCACGTCGAGAAGTGTGGTGTTAAGTTCACTGGTATTCGTGTTCATGCTGGTAACACTACCTTCGACACTGAGGGGTGCCCGATCCTTGGGGTTAACACTAACAGCGTTGATAAAGTTTGGAACTGTGCGCCTGCTGTACAAACAGCTTTTAATTTTGTTAAAAACTCCACTTCTTGCTATTGGATTATCACCTCATGACTAATTTTGAAAAACCTCGAAAAGCTAGAACTAGCGGTGCTGAGCGCAATGGTTGCGAAGCTGTTCAATACTCTGACCAGATGTATTGTGCCAGGTGCGGTGTCACTTATGATGTGAACGATTTCGACCCGCCGAATTGTAAAGAAAAAGAATCTCCAGCAATGAGCATATTGAAAAGTCTTTTTCCTGAAAAATAGTTGTTGACCATTGTCTACAATGTGCTAATATTAGTAAAACAAACCAAACATTGTAGGTGATGATATGAGACATCAATTTGTCAGAGAAACGGTAAGAATGACACTATGCGAAAAAGTTAAGTCTATCTGGAGTGACCATCTAACCGGGGTTCAAAACAGAAAAGCTTTTGACAACATCTTTTATGATGTTGTGGCAATTGTCGATATGGACTCTTTTAAATGGATCAATGACACATTCGGTCATCAAACCGGTAATCAAATGTTACAGCTATTGGCTAGAAAATTAAAACTTGAATTTGGTGAGGATGATGTCTTCAGGATAGGCGGTGATGAGTTTGCGGTAGTTGGTAGTAGTATCGGTGAAATAGCAAACAAATTAGATCAATTACGTCGAAGAGACTTCGATTGTTTTAGTTTTGGTGTATGGAATACTATGACTTATGCTGATCAGATAATGTTAAAAGATGACAAGGCTCGTCGGATGAGGTCTGGTCAAAGGGTTGAGCGAGGAGCTACGCCATTGTGGCGTTTATCAGTAAAACGTTGGGTTGGGGTAAAGTAATGAAGTTAAAAGATTTCATAAAAAGTAAGAACGTAACGTTGCTAACTTTCGCGGTAAAACACGGTTTGTCTTACACTACATTGCGAACTTGGGTGTCAGTTCGTAACAACGCTGTCATTGATTTAAAAACAGGTGCTATTTATAGCAATAAAAACAACGTTTTAAAAATTATTGATATTGGAAAAACTTTATGAAAAAGAATTTGATAGTAGCAACATTGTCCGTGTTAGCTGTTATTTTTATGGCTTGCATTTCTGAATACATTATTGATGGTGCTTTAATGCCGACTCTTGTTGTTGGTATTGGTTTTGTTGGCCTTATGAGGCATAAGTTATGAGTAATACCATTAAAGTTCTTGATCATGGTTTTGTTACCTTACGCAACTTATCAGGACCAAGCCGACGTTTAGATTCTTTTTTCGATGCGGATGACACAGATCCTGCTAATAGCGCTCGTATGTCTTTTCATGAAATGGATAGCGGCAGAACCCGAGATATGGATTTGAAACTTTGTCGGTATTTAATGGAGCATCGACATTCCACACCATTCGAAATGATTGAATGCTGGATAGAAATGAAAATGCCAATATTTATAGCACGGCAGTTTGTAAGGCATCGGACCGCTACGATAAACGAGGTGTCTGGTCGATATATCACTTTACCAGAAGAGTGGTATACCCCTGCTGTTGTTGGTGGAAAAGCCAAGACTGCGAAACAAGGCCAGGAAGATAACTTATCAGAGCAGGATCAGGATTATTTTAAAAGTAAATTAAATGATACTTGTAAATCCTCTTATGATGATTATTTGTATTTTATTAATCTTGGTGTGGCACCAGAGCACGCCCGAATGTTTCTTCACTTAAATCATTACACCCATTGGTTATGGAAGCAAGATTTGCACAACATTATGCACTTTTTGTCTTTGCGCATAGATAGTCACGCTCAGATTGAAGCTCAGATTTATGCTAAAGCAATCTTAGAATTACTATCGGTTTATTTACCAGAGACTATGTTGATGTTTAAAAATAGGGTCGCCATTGAGTAGTGGAGTGGAGCAATACAAAATGATTAATAGTAAAGACTTATTAGCCGCGATCAAGTTCTGCAAACACGCGGTGCCGAAGAACGACAAGCGGGCAAGCCTGCACGGCATTTGGCTAACCGCGCGGGACGGCAAGCTCCGGCTAGAGGCGAGCTGCGGCACCGCGTTGGCGCGCTGTACCCTGATGATACTGGACCACGTGGACGAGACCGTAACGTCCATCCGCACGGACAACCTGGCCGCCGTTGAAGCGCGCCTGTTGCATGGGGAGCCAACAATCACGCTGGCCGAGTTACAGGCCCGCCAACAGATCGGCGGGCAGCGGCCCGACTTTGACCGGGTGTTCCCGAGCGGTGAGCCGAAAGGCCTACCGACGGTCGGCTTTGATGCAAAGCTCGTTTTTACCGCGTTCAAAGCCGCGCTTACTCTGACGAACAAGCACAACTTCACGTCGCTCAGTACCTACGCCGCTGGGGACGCTATCGTCATAACCATCCCGACCGCAGCTAACCCCTACAAATCAATGACTGATGACGCGTTCTATCTCGTCATGCCGATAAGGTTATAAGATGATCCACGCCCCATTAATGCTACTAACCGCCCGCCTACCCCTGCTCACTATAGTGCTGGACTCCGGCCCATATCTGGAACGCTATTTTGTTTGCCAGGTATGTAGCAAGGTGTGGCGGATGCGATGGCTACTCAATGGGGTGTTTTAAATTAATAATAGGTGTTTTATATGAGAGATGAAAAAGAGATTTTAGGTATATCGCACACAGAAATTGACGCTGCGCTCGATGCAATTCTTATTGCCAGCGGCTCAGCATTAAAGTACTACACGATGCCAAGCACAAAAGAAATGATGCGGCACGCAATGTCGCAAATAATTAAAAAGGCATATATGGACGGCTACAGTGCCTGCCACAGATCAATCTGTTAGAAATTGATTTTACGGAGATTTGAATTATGCAGCAACAAAAGGTCGTGGCTCTATGTTGCTGCATGGGGTGAAGAAAATGTAAAAGTTCTAGAGACGATGACGGGTATTGTTTTTCTGGTGCGTAATTTCTAACGCCGTTATAAAAGGCGCGCTGGCTGATCAATAGGGTGTGTTGTAATAGGTGTTTTATATGAAAGATCTAGGTAATAGTATTTATAAAGAACGTCGTTCAAAGAGGGACTTTTGGTACGGGAAAAAAGACATAACGTTTGAGATTCTTCACGGTCTGGATTTTGGGTTTAGGCGTGATTCAAAAGAGCTTATAAAGTCATGCGGTAAAGGTTCCTCAGTTTTGAGATTAGAAGCTGAGTTGACGTTTTATTATCGGTGGAGTCTGGAAGTTGCTGATAAAGATGAATTATTAAAAGTAAAAGAAATAGTTAAGGATAAGTTGTTAAGAAATATTAATTGTATAGCGGGTTTTGAAGATTTAGCAAAGGCTGAAAAGGATAACGCCACGGATGATGAATTTTTGAAAAACCCAACCACCGACTTACTAAAATGACTCGGGATACAACTGTCTGGGAAATCTAATACAGGATTATAGATATGAGTATTTCATACAACACAGTAGTAAAAAATAAAATCAAAGCTTCTATGGATAGGCTTAGAACAAGGCCGTCATTTTCATGCAATTCTAGTGAACAGCCTATTGCTTTTTCTTCAATAGAGGTGTATGAGTTCGATTTAGACGGCGGTCCGTGGTTTGAGGATTATACTCGTCGTATGATGACAAAGGAATCTAGCCAACACATTAAGGATAGTGTAGCATCACGTAATCTATGACTGTTGGAATACCAAATCATGCCAGAACCGCTACCAGATGACCTAGTGACGAAAGTATTTTTAGCTCAAGAGTTATCTAGGACCAAGAGGGACATCCAAGATATGCTCGTACCTATTGAATTCAAGCGGGAGGAGGATCGGCAGACGTTAAAGCGTCATGCCGAGGAAATGGATCAGCTTCGTTTGATGCAGAAAAATCAGGGGGATAATCATGAACAGACTTTACATATGTCACAAATGATTCACTCCTCGATAGAAGATCTCCGAAAGAGGATACCTTCACCAAGTGATCATAGTCAGGTGTCGCAGTGGGTTAGAATGCCGTGGCAAGCTTGGGTCACCATGGCGATGGCGGGCATGATTTCTATGGCAATTGCCACAGGTCAAGTAGAAGCTGTTGGTGATCTTTTTGAGAAAATATGGGGTGGTAAATGACTATGATTCTAAACCCTCTTGACGCTGCTTTTACCCTCGCTAAAGAAGCTCTTGCTAGATTCGTGCCAGATCCTATTAAACGCGCTGAAGAGATGCGCAAGCTAGAAGAGCTTTACCAACAAAAAGATGTTGCTGAGCTTAACGGGCGTGTAAGTTTATTGTTGAAACAATCCGAGATAAATCTCGCTGATGCTAACAGCACCAACTTTTGGCAATCTGGTTGGCGTCCCGCTATTGGATGGGTTGGCGCACTATCTTTACTTTTAATGTATGTACCAAAAGCCCTCGTCATGACAGCTATTTGGACCGCGCAGTGTATATCCATGCTCCATGGGGCTGATGATATAGCCAATGTAGTTTTACCAGTTTTCCCAGATCTCGGCGTTACCGATATCATCGGACTACTAGTTTCAATGCTTGGTATTGCTACGCTAAGAACTCGTGAAAAATTAGATAGGGTTGACACAAAATGAGCCGCAAATTATTTGGTTGGAAATCGAAAACCTTGTTGGCAGTAATCGGCTTTACTGCGATCGTTTGGGCAGCGTCTTATAGTGAGTTTAGTAAAGCCGATGATGGCGTTTACCTTGGGCTTGCTAACACAATAATTCATTCTGATATAACAGTACCAGAAATTGGCTATCGATATGGCAAATATGGCGCCGCAGTACAAGCGACTGGCCAGGGATCTACTGACAAAGGTTATCAGGATCTTCAACCAATACTTTTGATTTATCGGATTATTGACCCAGGTTGGTGTTATGTTGCGTGTTTTAAACCTGTGCTTGGTGCGGCTTGGACTCCTAATCAATTACTGATTGGTGAGTACAATTATCATCTTGAAGTTATTTTCGCTTTTCCCGGCAGACTCGAAGTATTCCTTGCTCATAAGTCTAGTGCTGGAACATTTTTAACAAATACCGGACTTGATTCAGCCGGTCTACGATTCGTTTTTTAAAAAATGGTAGCCGTCCTTAATGCCGTAACAAACCTTGGTCAGGGTTTTGTTACAGCTGCATTTCCGGTAAGTGCCGGTACTAACCGATTACTTGTTGTTGTCCTTGGAACGGAAGACGATTTAGTCGCGGATTTTGCGACGGTTACCTACGGAGGTCAGGCCCTAACCAAAGCCGCTGGTGCGATAAATGGCGCAGGTTTTTCTAACGCCTCCAGTACTTGGTACCTTAAAGAAGCTGGAATAGCCGCCGCAGGAAGTACCACAATTGCCTACACAACCACCGCAGCGATTGGCGAGCTTGTTGGTTTTGCGGTTTCTTTTTCTGGGGTTGAACAGGCTACCACTATAGCTGGTGTAGTTCAGCTGGCCGGAGGGCCATCAACGCTTACCGCAGCTGGTATTGCGCATGGTGCTGGTGCTTACGCGATAATGTACTGTCAACAGGGTAGTACAGGCACTGCGACATGGACCGCCCCTTTAGCTCAGACATTAGGTTTCACGTCAACCAGCGGTAACTTCGCTTCGGTTGCTACAGCGGCGTTGGCTTCAGCTGGTACCTTGACCGCTCAGGTTGCTGTAACGGGTAACCGCAACGCAGTATCTGGTATTGTGATTAGTAATGCCGTGACTCCGCCAGCGATAAATATTTGGTTACCTAACGGATCTAGCTATATAAACTCGGATGATTACATACCGGGTATGGGTGCCACTGCAAGCAAAATACGTATAGAGGCTGACAACATTCGCTGGAGTAGCTCCGGTGGATGTTTGTTTAGTCAGAACCATGAAATTGCAATAATTAGATCAGGGTCGAATTTCAATCTTAGAATAAGACACCAGAATAACGTTGTTGGTTTTATAGGCGGCGCGGTAGTTTGGGAGTTTGATAGTTTTAGCGCAGAGGTTGATTTAGTTGCGGCGACGATAACGCTACTTGGTGATGGAGCTCCGTTACTTGGTTCCCCGGTGTCCGTTACCGTGCCTGTGGCTGGGTCGTCTATAGATCCTGGGTATAACCGTCCTCGAATTGGTGTGCGTGGTAATTTAAAAACATCCTTACCAGAATTGTTAGATTTCATGATCCCTGGCGATAGAGTCGGCGACATTAGGATTTACATAGAGGAAATAGGTACTCCAGGGCTGGTTTTAGTTAGAGAATACACAATGCCGCCAAGCGGTATTAATGTTCCTGAATTGGTCGATGGCTTTGATGGAACTTTAATCAACGCAACTGGCGACGGTAGCGATTGGGATTCTGATTCTTCTGAGGCGTTTAACCCAGGGTTTTCTCAGGTTGGTTACATTACCCGCTTCGATTACGGTGGTGATGATAATTTAATTGCTAGAGCGTTACCGAACCAGACCGTTTACATAAATCAGGAAGAAAATTTCAGACTTAGGTTTAGAGTAAAATATGTAAATACTCCAGCAGGCAACTCCGAGTCGTTTCAATTGCAGCGCAACTTAAACGGTGCCGGTTGGGTGAATGTTACTGGTGCTTCAACGATTGTTCAATCATCACCCTCTTCTCACATTGTTGATGGATCTAATACGCGTGATTTGTTATCTGTTTTACTTGGAGATTCTGGGTCTTTTATCCAGGCTAACAATGGTGTTGACACTGCAAATGGCGTCGCGGGACCAGTTACGTTCTCATTGACAGAACCAAATGAGATTATAGATTTAGAATATTGCGTAAAAATTCTTACTACGGGAACCTCAGCAGGAAACACAATTCAATTTAGGGTTGCTGATGCCATTGGTGTTGCTCTTGGTTCATATACAGCAACACCAACAGTTATTGTTCCACCAACTACGACACTAGCCGTGACTACTGGTACTACTCTTTCTGGGCGAGGGACTATAGCACAGTTGGTTACTGCTATTGGCAATGCTGCAATCGCGGAATTAGTTGGATTGAGAACGGTACATTTAAAGGCAACCATAAACATTACCGGGGCTGCATCCGCTTTATTTATTCCCGCTGGTTGGACAGTATCTATTGCGGACCAGTTATTTGCATTAAATGGTGCCAGAATATTTTGTGGCAGTATGGACCAATACGGGCTTGATGAGGCTGCGACAATTTGGTGCCAGACGACTAACCCGGATTTGTGGGTTAGCGGCGCTATATCGTGTGACGATAATAATTCCGCTTGGCATTTAGTGAATACCTCTGTGACACTGAATACCAACGGTGTTTTAAACCAAGCCTCGATATTTGGGCCAGATCAACCTACAGCTTTATTTACGGCATTAAACTCGAATGTGATTATTCTAGGCGCTCTAGGCGCTTATTATATACCAAACCTTTGTTGTGACAATTTGCGGTGCACTGGTGGGGCTGGTGGAGAGTTTGTAAATTCGCCAATTTCCGCAAGGGCTTTTACTTTAAAGAGATTAGGCACCCAAGGAATGAAAATATTCCGTGCTGATACTACCGTTAGGGGTTTAAAGGGTCTTGGTGATTCTGTAAATATTTTAACGGTTGATGACGGTAAAACTTATACATTAATTGACTCTGAGTTCGAAGATACCCAAGTGGCTTTTGCCGCAGACGGTGTTAATCTTGGTGACAATACTTATATCGAAAGACAATCAGTAAACGGAACCTATTCTATTGCAGGCGTTGCTCAAACCGGTGTTGAATATGAGCTATTTGATAATTTACATAATTCGCTTGGGGGTGGTGTTGTTGACAGCTCCGGTTCGATATCCGAAATTATCGCTACAAAATATACGCATGTTCAGGCTGACCATGGGACCAACTATTCTGCCAGACTAGGTGATTACACCACGCCTTGGCTTTTTAGAGCACGGTTGTATGGTACTGTTTGGCAAGAGTTAAGCCTTAACCCAAATGCTCCAATTTCAACAACTGCTGGGTTACCTTTTGACCCGCTTGTAACACAACTTGAATCGACCGCTGAGTCTCACACTGGTATTACAGTGGTTGACCATGGTGGGTCTCCTGTGGCGTGGCAGGGTCTGAATTGGAGTATTACTATAACCTGTAACACAACAGTTAACCCATCACTAACCGTCGATGATTTAAAACATTATTTACATGCTAATTTAGCAAAATATTCTCAGGATTTTGGTGGAAAACCCGGTACTGAATGGCATGATCTCTTGCCGATGTCCGGTACTGAAACTATAAGAAGAACTTATGGTTCGACATTAAAAGGAGTCAGAGTTGTTGATCAATCTGGTAACCCATTCGCTGGTATTACTAGAATGCAATCAGATAGTGGGGTATATTATTCTGCGCCTTTGACGCTTGCCGTAACTGTTTTAGATTCATCTAATTTGTTACCGATAGATGGTGCTAGGGTTTATCTGAAAGCTGCTAGTGGTGGACCCTTGGCTGTTGACACCGAGATAATGAACACGATAACCAACAGTATTGGGGTTGCCACCGTTTTGTTTACTTACTCATCTGATCAGCCATTTGCCGGTATTGCAAGAAAGGCTTCTTCACCTTTGTTTTACAAACAATCATCATTCCAAGGCGTTATTTTAGAATCTGGAATAGATGTTACAATTTTAATGATACAAGACTCATAGGAAAGTTGTATGGCTATATTAGATGACATAAGTATTGCTGCAAATGGTGATATTAGACGAACCGGCGCCGCACATGGCGGCATTAGTCCAGGTTATTATACTGTTCTTGAATTGCACAGAGCATTACAGGATTTGGCTGACAATGGTTCTGAGTCTGGTGATGACTTAATTAGTATTGTTCGAACGGACCCTTCCAGCCGTTCGACTGACAACATTGTTGAGTTGCTGGCACCTTACAATATTGATGACGATTTGTCAGAATATATTTACGACGGGTCAATTGTGCAAGCCGGTGGAGCGGTTATTTACGACGGTTTTGTTAACTTTGGTAATGCCTCAAGTTTGATCATTCATCAAAATGGCGCTGTGCTAATAAATGATTTTTGGAATAGTAATGGTGGGTTGAATCCAGACGCTAACGCGGGTATTTCTCATCGGTTTATGCTGAAAGTGCGCACTGGTGGTGTAGATATTGACGGTCGTCGTGTACTTGGTTTAACACGCACGTTTGGTTCGACCTATGGTGAGTTCCCGGTCAACGGAACCGCACGAGGTAACAACGTATTGGCACTTTCGGAAGCTAATGATCTTAACAATCAAACAGCTAGTGGTACTGTTGCAACATGGATCGACATTGATAACATTGAAGGTTATCAGACTATTGACTTGAATAATGGCGCTGGCCCACAACCCTATTATTCCAATTGGGATTTTGGTGCCCGTACGGTAAACCAGTTTTATGAACGTATGAAATACCTGACCAGGCTGGGTACTGCTGAGACGATCTATGGGCTGGATGGTGATGTTTTTAGAGGGATAACTCACGAGATAACGATTGATACGCCAACTGGAACGTTTGACGAACCAGAAGCTGTTTCTTGGTCTACTGGAACAGGACAATTGCTAGCGATAAATTCACCTACGGCTGGTACAAAAATGTGGATTCAGTTGTTATCCGGTGTTGCTCCAGTGGATAATGCTGTTATAACTGGTGGGACTTCTGGAGCTACCGCTGCTGTAAACGTTACAGTTACTTCTCGAACAGTTGTTGCACCGTTTGTTGGACAGTCCACCGGTACCGCTATCATTGGTTCGTATGGGTTAGGCATAGAAGCGGCAGACTTAACAGTCTCAGACTCATTAACAGACTTAAATGACACCCCACAACAACCACCAAACCAACAGTCTTTTACCGTAAGTGGGTTAATTATTGGTGAGGATTATGTGCATGTAGGACCCGTAAATGTGGGTGGAGATAATGTGTTGTTGGATCAACTAACCGCAAATGGTGCGCAGTTGACAGCTTCCACTACTTTTGTAGTTAATGAGGTTATTCCTTCTGATACGCCAGCCAGTGGTTCTATTCGTGTATTTGACGGTACCAGTCATCAAAAGGTGCTTTACTCAAGTTATTCCGGTTCCACTTTTACCCTAACGACAAATCTTGGTCATGACATTAATGACGATGCTGACGCATACATTTCTTACATTGACAAATTAGCGACATCAACTTCTGAGTCTTACACGTATATTTATAGCTCTTCCAGAGCGCTTTACGTGAAAGTTCGGGATGGTGGTGTTAGTCCCATTGTGTCTTTTGAGACACCAGCTACTGCTGGTGCCAATGGCGGGTCTGTAACAGCGATTCGAACGAGCGACGTGTAATGCAAAAACATGATGCGGACCGTGTTAATGGTGCGTTTGGTGATGTGGCGAGGAAGCAAATGCTCCTCGCTAATAAAGTTGATGCGTTAGAGCGCGCTATTCAGACACAGGGGCAGGTTATCGCGCAGTTGCAAAAACAATTGAGTCAGATAGCGGCTAAAGTAATTAGGTAAGTATAGATGGCGATAGCAGTTGATTGGATAACTAGAGAGGTAACTATACCAAAAGCGGACTTGCTTCTCGTTCAGTCAACTCCTACTGAGATACGGCAGTTGGATTTGAATTTGTTTAGATTGGAGCTAAAAGAGTTGGAGTCTGGACAGCAGGGGGTGCCTTATCTAATCACTCATAATCACGTTAAACCAATCACTGTTGGGGGGGTTACGCTCGCACGTGTTGTGGAATTGGTTAATGATTACACCGTTACGTTCGAAGATGGTCAGTATGCAGTTAATTTGCTGGGAGCTAATTCTAACGTAGGTGACCGAGTTAATGTCAATTCGGTGTCTGTTCGGTCGTCTAACTCGGCTGGACTTACTTACTCCAAGGAAGTGGAAGATCAAAGTTTTGTTGATGGTAGGATTTACGTAAATACATTAGTTGGTAACCCTGGTGTAAACTTTCCAAGGGGTACAGCTGGTGACCCGGTAAATAGCCTTGGCGACGCGATGACTATCATTAATAATCGCAAGCTGGGTAAACGGTTATTTTTTATTGGAAGTGCTATTTTAAACAGTGGTAGTAGCCTTACCGGTTACAACCTGAAAGGGGATTTTTACGCTAATTCAGTGTTGCAGCTGGCTAGTGGTAGTAGCTCACAAAATATGACTGCTGAGAATGTATTTTTTAGCTCCAGCTATCATGACACTAATTGTCAGTACATTAATTGCTTGATGCTGAATTGCGTTAATTTATCTGGCTATATACTTCAGTGCAAGATCGCTGGAGCTCTGCAAATAGCTTCTGACAGTGATTTTTTATCTTGCTATGGAACTGCAATAATAGCTCCGGTGGCTCCTGCTTTAACTATTAACATCGTTAACTTTTCTGGTGACTTAACTATTGCAAATGTTGTTGACGCTAATACCAAAGTATCAATAGGGGTAATATCAGGAGTTGTGAGAATTCATTCAAGTTGCGTGGCTGGAACCATAACAGTTGTGGATCATGACGGGTTGGTGGATGAAAGTGGACCTGGCTGTACTGTTATAGTTATAAATCAGCATGTTGTTACCCAAGAAATCGTAGGCGAAATTCCAGAAAATACGTGGAGTTACACACGTGCCTGATGCATGGGAAATACTACTTGACAATAGTACTGCTGTTGACTCTGAAGACGCGTGGATTCATTTGAATAGTCAACAAGGTTCTGGTGACACAGAAACCGTTTATGTAAGAGCCGATTTTGAATCCTTTATAGAATTACCAGAACTAACCTGTAGCGCTGAGGTGTCTCTATCTTCAAATTTAGACACACCAGACTTATCCTCAGTTATCAATATTGAATTATTAGGTGATATCAATGAGTAGTATATTAGTTACTGGTGATGATCTGGTAATTCCCCAAACTCTTAGAAAAAACGGTAACACTTTTTCTATCTCAGATACCGCGGTAGTTAAAAGCGCTATTGTTAGTAAAGACCACTGCAAGATTTATGCAGATGCTGTTACTATGAATAAAGATGCAACTGGGGCAGATTGGGCAAATTCGCTTATAATTTTAGAGTTTCCGTCTGCAACAACTGTTAACGTTGATTATCAAGGTCCGGCTATTGTTGAAACGCAAGTTGACGACGGTGGTTTAAAATTAACTTGGTTTTCTCCTGTCCACTTGGTTAAAGGTAATATTGAATAATGTCCGGTAAGCAAGGTTATATTGCCCCAAATAGTGCTCAAGCTGTCGAATATGTTCTTGAGGGTGTTTCAAAATCGGTTTTGGCGAAAATGTTTGGTATGAATCGTAATACTGTAATTACCAAACTAAAAGGGGTAGCTCCAGACGGTCAACGTGGTACTAATCCAATTTACAAAATCGGCAATGTGGCAGCACGCCTAATGGGAACCGATGATGTTACAAAGAGTGGTGAAGTTGATGTAAATGATCCTTCAAAAATGCTACCAGATATGCGGAAAGACTACTGGGATGCTATAGCGAAAGAACAGAAAGCGAAAGAAATAATGGGCGAATTGTGGCCAACTGAACAGGTCATAGAAATGGCCGGAAATGCTTTTAAAATAATGAAACAGAAGGTTCAACTGTTCGAGGACACATTGTCCCAACGTACCGAATTTACTGAAGAACAACGTTCAATATTAAATCAACTAACTGACTCACTGTTAAACGAAACCCGTCAAACATTGATTGATGATTTACAGGAAGATGATGCCGAGATTTAGTTCGTTAAGAGCGATTTTTCTGGATTGTGCGGAGGTTCTTCGACCACCTTCACGGATGTCTGTAAGTGAAGCCGCTGAAAAATATCGCCACATAAATAACCCTGGTTCTTATGTCGGACCGTATCAAAATGACATGGCTCCTTACCTCGTTGATATTATGAACACGCTAACTAGCAGAAAACATAAAGGAGTTGTTTTTGTTAAACCAGTGCAGTGTGGTGGTACCGAGTTGACGTTAAACTGGGCTTGTCATTCGACTATTGTCGATCCTGCTGACATGTTGTTATTCCATCCGACTAGAACTTTTGCTAGGGATTTCTCAAAACGCCGAATTGATAAGCTTATTCGAAGCACCCCGGAGATGCGAGCACGCATGATCCCGAGGCGAGACGCTGACAACACTTTTGATAAAACTTTTCGTGCTGGTATGATGCTTACAATTGCTTGGCCATCCGCTACGGAAACAGCTGGGCGTCCTGTAGGGCGTCAAGCGATATCGGATTACGATCGGATTCCCGATGACATTGGTGGTGAAGGTAACGCTTTTGATCTGATAAGCAAGCGCGGTACGACGTTTGGTAGCTTTGCCATGACGCTAGCTGAATCGACTCCTGGTCGAGACTCCACTGACCCGAAATGGACACCCAAACCGAGTAGGCCTCATGAGGGGCCGCCATGTGTTGGTATAGTAGGTTTATATAATCGTGGTGACCGCCGCCGTTGGAAAGTGCCTTGCCCTGATTGTCACGAGTATTTTGAGCCAACTCATGAATTGTTAGTTTGGCACGCTAAAGAAACTATTGAGGACTCTGCCGCGTCCACTTGCATGGCGTGTCCTCAATGCGGGGTTTGGATAGAGCCTCGTTATAAACGAGAAATGAACAAACTCGGAGTTTGGGTTGGTGAAAAACAAACAGTTGATAAATTTGGAATTATATCAGGGTCTTTACCAGACACCCCCATCGCTTCATTTTGGTTAAAAGGTCCAGCCGCAGCTTTTTCTAAATGGTCTGAAATTGTTGCTAATAAATTACAAGCTGAAGCGGATTATCTTGCCACAGGGTCTGAGGAAGCTCTTAGAGTTGTCTATAACACCGATTGTGGAGAAGTTTACGTACCCAAATCGTTAGAAGACTTGAGATCCCCTGAAGACGTGAAATCTCGCGCAGTAGATATTGGTCAAGGGATTATCCCAGAAAATGTTAGATGTTTAATTCCAACGGTTGATATTCAAAAAGGGCGGTTTGTTGTGCAAGTTCATGGCATCGCCTACGGTGGAGACGTTTATTTAATAGATCGTTATGATATTTTTAAATCAAATCGTCATGACTCTGACGGCGATCGACAATATTGTCGGCCTGCGAGTTATATTGAAGACTGGGATTTGCTCACTGAAAAGGTGTTGGAACGAGGTTACCCATTAAATGACGGGTCCGGTCGAGAGATGAAGATAAAAGCCTTCGGTTATGATATTCACGGTTCGAATGGTGTTACTGATAACGCTTATAAATTCTATCGAAAATGTCGTTCTAGTGGTTATGGTTCCAGAACTTTTCCGCTCCGTGGCACCGGGTTGAAAACAGCCCCACGGGCAGTTACAAAATACCCTGATACAGGGCGTTCTAGTGACAAGGAAGGTGCTAAAGGTGAAATACCAGTTTTGACGATAAACACCAACTTGATTAAAGACATGGTTGACGCAAAACTTGAGCGGACGAAGGAAGGTGACGGTGGTATGTATTTCTTCCCAGATTGGTTACCTGATTCTTTTTACAATGAGTTATGCGCGGAAACCCGTAATTCTAAAGGAGAGTGGGAAAATTTGGCAAAAGTTCGCAATGAGTCGTTTGATCTGTTAGGCTATTGTGAAGCATTGATGATTAAACTTGGTGTAGACCGTGTAAAATGGGACAATCCACCCGCTTGGCTTGATATTTGGGATAATAATCCTCTTGTGATTAACCCAAATAAAAAAGATGACAAGCCTATGAAATCCAGATTAGATTTAGCCGACCTCGGCGCACTTTTAGGATAAATGTTATGGCGTCAACATCAAATTTGCTTGCTGAAGCCCGCGCAAAATACCACGAGTTAATGATTGGTCAAAGCGCTCGTGTTGTCGTTGATGAATATGGGCAACGAGTTGAATACACAGCTGCTAACGCCACTAGATTAATGCAGTATATTCAACGACTTGAAAACGAGTTGTTATCAACATCTAATCAACCAATGCGTCCTTATTTCTGATGACAGTAACTATTAGCGTTCAAGATCAGGTCCCATTAAAACCTCGTGCTGAAGGTGCTCATGACGGGAGCTCTCGTACTAGTCATGAGCTAGCATCTTGGACGCCTCCCATTCAATCAGCCAATGCATCCTTATTTCAAGAAAAAGAGATCTTAGATGCTCGTGGTATTGACCTTAGTCGTAATGATGGTTTCATTGCTGGTGCGGCGCATATCCATCGAGATAGTATTGTTGGAGCTCAATACAAATTAAATGCGAGACCAGATTACGCGTACCTTGGTGCCGATCCGGTTTGGGCTGATGAGTTTCAACAAGTCGTTGAAAGCTCTTTTGGTTTATATGCCGAGTCTGGTAATAATTGGATTGACGCGTCTGGAATGAATTCTCTTACCGGGATGATCCGGTTAGCTGTTGGTACTTATCTATCATGTGGCGAGGTTTTAGCTACGGCTGAGTGGAAAAGCGGACCCATGAGACCATACCGAACTGCAATTCAAATGATTGATGTGAATCGTTTATCGAGCCCCCACAATTTAACCACCGATCCAAAGGTTAGAAAAGGTATTCGCGTTGATTCGTATGGGGAAGCCTTGTCGTATTTTATTCGTATGGGACATATGGGTGAGGTTTACGATTTCGCATCTGCTCATAAGTGGAAAGAAGTGGCGGCTCGTAAACCTTGGGGTAGAAAACAAGTTCTGCATATCTTTGAGCAAATGCGGGTAGATCAGAGTCGCGGTGTCGGTGACATGGTTTCTACTCTCAAAGAAATGAAGATGACCAAAAAGTTTAAAGATGTGACTCTTCAGCAAGCTATTGTTAATGCTACATATGCGGCTTCAATCACTTCAGAATTACCACCCGCAGAAGCGTACGCCAGTCTTGGTTTAGATGGTGGTTTACCGACTTACGCACAGCAATTTTTAGCCGATGTAGCGGCATACACCGGTACTTCCAAAAACATCCATTTGGACGGTGTTAAAATTCCACACCTTTATCCTGGTACTAAATTGAACTTGGACTCACCTGGCACACCTGGTGGAGTCGGAGAAGCGTTTGAACAGAGTTTGCTAAGACATGTGGCCGCTAGTCTTGGGTTATCATATGAGCAGTTTAGTCGCGATTATACCCGGACTAATTACTCATCCGCACGAGCCTCGATGGGTGAGACTTGGAAATTTATGCAATCCCGTAAAAAAATGGTCGCAGATCGGTTTGCCAATGATTGTTATAGCTTATGGCTTGAAGAAGCTTGGGCTATGGGTGAAGTACCAAAACCGCTTGGTGTTAATTTTTACGATAGGCAGAATAAAGAGGCGTTATGCCGTTGTGACTGGATTGGCGCCAGCCGTGGACAAATTGATGAATTTAAAGAAACTCAAGCTGCTATATTACGTATTGAGTCTGGTTTATCAACTTACGAGGATGAAATTGCAAAACTTGGTAAAGACTGGCGCGTCGTTTTTGAGCAAAGACAACGTGAAGCTAATATGATAGCTGATAAAAAACTGGTGTTTGTTACCGCTAATCAAAAAAATATGAGTGCTAATTCAGGTGGTCAAAATGTTTAATATTGCGAGTAGGTTTTACAACAGACCGCTTATGGTTGATAAAAACTTTTGCCAGTTTTTATCGAAAGCTAGCGCTGAATCATTTGATGTTAAACCACCTGAACCCGGCGCTGTAGGTTTTTTATCTGCCAAAGCTTCTGAAATGAGATCCGAAGACGGTCTCGCATATGTTTATGTAAGCGGTTCTCTTTATAGCGGTTTAGATTATGGTTATCACGGTTACTTCACTGGGTATGATTATATTTCACAATCAATCCAAGCTGCCAACAATAACCCAACAGTAAAGGGCATAGCTTTAATCGTTGGTTCTCACGGTGGCGAAGTAACTGGTTGCTTCGAGTGCGCGGATGTTATCGCTAACTCTGAGAAACCAGTTTACGCAATCGTCGAAAGCTATGCCCACTCAGCTGGTTACGCTTTAGCGAGTAAAGCTTCTAAAATATCAATGCCGAAAACAGGTTCCGTTGGGTCTGTTGGCGTCGTTACAATGCACGGTGATTATTCCCGTATGCTAGAAAATAATGGTATTAAAGTTACCATGATGTTTGCAGGAAAACATAAAGTCGACGGAAATCCTTATGAACCGTTGGCAGATAGCGTAAAAGCGGATACTCAGACTAGACTTGAGGAAATTCGCAATATATTCGTTGAATCGGTTGCAAGTGGCCGTGACATCGAGTCCACAGTGGTATACGATACTGAGGCAAAGACCTATGGTCCTTCTGAAGCGTTATCGCTGGGGTTGGTTGACGCTGAGTTGTCGCCAAAAGCGGCTATAGAGGCGTTTAAATTAGAGCTGTTCGGCTCAAAAACTAAAGAGAGGAGTGTCAGTATGAAACATACTGCCCAGGAGGCCGAAGCTAAAACGCCAGAAGCCTCTGACGAACCAACCTTCGGTCAGGGTAAAACCGCTGAAAGGGCTCGTGTTAAAGCAATCCTCAGTTCTACAGAAGCATCGTCAAGATCAAAGCTGGCTAATCACCTCGCTTTTGATACTGATATGTCAGCTGAAAGTGCTATTGCACTGATGGCCAATGCCGCTTCTGAAAAAGCTGAGACTTCAACAGTACAGCAAAACGACTTTGCCGCTGCAATGAATTCAGGTAACAACCCTGAAGTAGGTGCCGGTGTAACAGCACAAAAATCTGAGCAATCAGATGAAATGTCAGCGTTTGCTTTACTCGACAAAACTCGCGGTCGCAAGTCCGCCAACCAAGGGTAATAGATCATGACAAACGAAGTTTATGCGTCTGGTGGCGCTGGCGATCCGTATATCTCAACCCATTTAATTACTGGTGAAAAAAGTCCTGTAAATGACACAGTGACTGCTAAAGCCGGTGTTACAATCGCTCGGTACGCCTTAGTTGGTATAGACACCAACAACTTTGCTTTATTGTCGGCAAGTGCCGCCGTCGATGGTTCTCAAACTCCAGTTGGTATTGCAGCTTATGCTGTAGATGCCACGGCTGGTGCGGTTGACTTTCAAATATACACTGAAGGTTGTTTCAATCCTAATTTAATCGTTTTCGGTGCCGGTCATACAGCAGCGTCAGTGCGTAACGCATTGCGTGCTCGTGGGATCTACCTGAAAGCCCCAGCGTAAGGAATTGAATTATGGCTGTTAATGCTTGGGATACCTACTCCCTTATTGAATTGATTGAGAGTCGTAAAGGCCCTCAAAATTATTTCACCCGTCGTTATTTTAATGAAATAATGACTTTTGCTAGCGAAGAAGTTCATTTCGACGAAGTTCTTGGTGAGCGTCGAATGGCACCTTTTGTTAGCCCAGTTGTGGAGGGTCGCGTAATGCGGGTTCGTGGTTCTACCATGAAATCTTTCCGCCCTGCTTACGTTAAACCTAAGTTCGCAGTGCGCCCGACTGAAGTTTTAAAGCGTCGTCCTGGAGAATCTTTTGGTGGCTCATTGAGCCCAGCTCAGCGTTTTGAATTGGCAAAAGCACAGGCACTGATGGATCAAGACGAAATGATCGATAACCGCGTCGAGTGGATGATCATGGAAATTTTGAAAAACGGTACACTCACTGTTTCTGGTGATGACTACCCAACATCGGTCGTTGATTATGGTCGTTCCGCTGGAAATACCATTACTCTAGTTGGTACCGAGTTGTGGTCAAACATTGCTAGCCACCCTTATGATTCGCTAGAAGCCGCTAACACCGCTGCCATGAATGCTGATCATGGTGGACCGGTGACTGATGTTTATATGAACGGCACTACCTACGCTGTTTTGAAAAACCATGCGGATTCGAAAGGTACCAACGGTTTATTGGACACAAATTTGCGTGGTAGCAATACCACGATAAATCGTGATCCGATGATGATTTCTGATGAAATGGAACCATTTGTAGTCGGTACCACTGGTATTTTCACTCTCTATATTGACCCGCGTCAATATGAGAATGATGCTGGCAGTATTGTTCCGTACTTAACAGACGGTCAAGTGCTTATGACAAGCGCTGCCGTTCGTGGTGTACAAGGTTATGGTGCGATTATGGATAATGACATGTTAGCGGCTGTTCGTAGCTTTCCAAAACTTTGGAAAAACGAAGACCCGAGTGTCACTTATGCAATGACGCAATCGGCTCCACTACCGATTGCTAAGCGCATTAACGCGTCCTTGTTAATGAACGTCCTTTAAGACTTCCCTCTGGCATGGATGCCTCTTTTTTGGAGAAACATGATGTCTGAACAAGTGTTAGTTAAAGCTTTGCACACAATTAGAATGGGTATTAAAACCCCTGATGGTGCTATTAAAGTTGCTATAGAACCCGGTCAAGAATTCCCCTGCTCAAAAGATGATTCTGAAAGATTGTTAAGGCGGAGCGCTGTTGTTCTGGTAGTTAAAGAAGTTAATCATTTTGACGATTTACTCCCAGAAGACGAAGAAAAACCCGTCAGTAAAGGTAAGAAATAGTGTCGTTCAGGGACATTCGCTTGAAAATGCGGGCTCAAGTACACAACACTTATAAATTTGAAGTGTTGTATTTTGAAGCCGGATCGATGGTGGGTGTCCCTTGTACAGTGCGATTGAATCGGAATGATCAACAGTATGGTAACTATGATGGTATTGGTTACGCTAATCAGCGGACCGAAGAATTCGTTATAACTTTTGACCATTCCGATTCGCTTGTTTATGAAACGGTCAGTAGAGGCGCAGTAATAGAATTAGTCGAGGCTTGCGAGAGATATCACATTGAATACGTAGATCGAGCCTCAGACGGGCAAACCAAGACTTATGCTTCAATAATTTTATGATTCAGACTCGTATATCTGGTATTGAGAATTTTGATAAATTGTTAGCTAAATACCCTGTAAATGCTAAGCGAGCCGCGAGCATGACAATCAACTCGGCACTTACTAAAACAAGAACTTGGTCTCAACGTGAAATACTTGGACAGGTTAATTTTAAAGCTACATATCTAAACGAAAATTTAACAGTTAGTCGTCGCGCTACTCAAAATGATTTAATCGGTACAGTAGCTGGTCGCAGAAGACCCACGACATTAACGAGATTCGTGACCAACCAAGGTGCGAAAAAATCATCCCCGAAAGTTAAGGTGGGTCGAAATGGTTCTGCCAAGACTTTAAAAAGAGCTTTTATTGTTGAAGGTAGAAGTGGTAATAAACTCTTGATATTGCGGACCAAAGGTATTGCCCCGGAGGCCTCATATAAACCACGTCGATATGGTCCGAGTGGGAATCTGTGGGTAGCTTATGGCCCAAGTGTCGACCAAGTATTTAAGACTGTTAAAGTCGATATAGCCCCAAGAGTAACTGACTTTTTAAACTCAGAGTTTTTGAGAAATTTTAACAGGATAAATCGATGACAGACAGCAAGCGATTGCGAATATTAAAAGCACTTAGTACCCAGCTAAGTACTATTACCGTTGTTAATGGCTACCAGCATGATATTGCTAACGTTTTCCGTGGTCGTACTGTATTTGGTGATAGTGATCGAGTGCCGTTAATATCCATACTCGAATATCCGAGGCCTGATTTTAAAAATATTGAAGCCGGTTATATTGGTGCTAGAAAGAAGGTTGATGATTGGGACATACTGTTACAAGGGTTTGTGAAAGACGATAAGGACAACCCAACCGACCCGGCGCATTTGCTTTTAGCTGATGTTAAAAAGTGTTTGTCTTTAGTGACAAAATCCACCGAAAGCGCATACTTACTGGGCGGATTGCTCACCGATATTGCGAATGACGGCGGTATAGTTCGACCACCTGATGATTTGAGTTACAAAGCTCACTTTTATTTGAGGGTTGTGTTGAAGTTCGTAGAGCGTGAAGATGACCCTTACGCTTAAATTTAATGTAACAGGAGAATCTATATGATTCAGAATCAGGTACTCGGTAAGGGCAAAATTTATCTGCGAGCTCGAAACCGTAATAATTTAGCAACATTTATAGGTGGCCTTCGTTATATCGGTAACACACCAGAATTTAACCTTGCTCTTGAAGCTAGTACTTTGGATCACTTTGATTCAGACAACGGCATTCGAGTAAAAGATAAGTCTGTGACTCTCGAAGTTAACACAACCGGATCTTACATTTGCGATAATATCGACGCTGATAACCTGGCTATATTTTTCTTGGGAACATCATCAACAGTTACCCAGACTGTCGCCACTGTCACAGCTGAAGCACACACTGTATCACCGGGTTACTATTACAAACTCGGTGAATCTAACAACACCGCGCCAGTTAACATTTCGGCCGTAGTGGTGACCGGTGTTGGTGGTACACCAACTTATGTTGCAGGTGATGATTACAACATCAACTTGACTAATTCATTATTGGAAATCGTCGTCGGTGGTGCTATCGCCATCAATACTCCAATTGAGGTTGATTACTCGGTGCCAGCTGCGTCATTAAGTCGCGTTGAGTCTGGTCAAGATGATTTTGTTGGTGAGTTGTTTTTCGAAGCCACTAACCCAGAAGGTAAGCTTACAAATTACACATTACCATACGTTAAAATAAGTCCAAACGGGGATTTTGCATTGAACTCAGATACAGATTGGCAACAAATGTCATACAACATCGAAGTTCTGAAATTGGATTCCAACACCCCTTCATTAATTGCCCAAACTGTAGAGTAATGATTAATGGCGATCTGTGATGTTGTTATAAAAAAAGAAACCGTCAAACTTGGCGGCTCGGCAATTGACTTGAGAGGATTGTCAACTTATGACATTCAAACAATCGTTGCAGTTAGTTTCGAAAGCATCATTGGCGCCATTAAACTTTATGATACTTTTGATAAAAATGGTTCTGATGCGTTGTCTGACCCGGCAGCGCTTCAGAATTATTTCGGTTTAATGTTATCCCAGTTTCCTCAATTAGTGGCTACTATAATTTGTGTTGCCGCTGATGAAAATGATCAGGTTCAAAAGGTTATGAAGTTCCCTGTAGGATTTCAGATCCTGTGCTTAAAACATATTGGAGCGCTAACTTTTAGCGAGGTAGGTGGCCTAAAAAAGCTCATAGAGCAGGGTATAGAAGCTCTGGCCCTCGCTCAGGAAGAATTGAAGACTACTACAAAGACCGCTTCGAACACTGGTTTAATGGCGTAAGGCGAATTGTAAGTTTATTACTATCCGAAGGTCACCAAGACGCTCGTCGATATACTTTGGGCACAGCCTTTTATGAAGCTGAGCTGGTTCGAGAGAGAATAAATTCAAACATGATAACCATTGCTACATTGACTCAAGCTGCCATTGGAACATTTGAAACGAAAAAAGGCGCCAAACATTTTAATGACATAGTGAAGAGGCTTAGCGATGCGTAAGAGCGATGTAGAACTAGTAATAAGTGCCCGCACTGACGCTGAAAAAAACGTAAAATCCCTTCGAGAAGAACTTGCCAAACTCCGCAAAGACGGTGCTAATACCGGTGATCTTGATATTCAGGTTGAGGCATTAAATAAATCTCTGGCTGAGTCTGAAGCCCGTTTAGAGAAATTATCACGAGCTCCAGCAGGTACTAGAACCAAGCAAGATTTGGCTGAAATTGCTAATCTGAATAAAGAGCTTATAAAACTTCGTGATCAGCTTAATAAGAAAAATGAGCAAATAGCGAAAAGGCAAGAAATTGTCCAGCAACGTGAAATAAAACTGGCTGGACAATTAATCGGAGCTATTGAAGCTGAAAAAATTGCCCGAGCTAATGCCGCCACTGCCGGTGTTAACCCTGATCTTCGTCAACGTTTCGAAGCTTTTCGAAAAGAACGTCTTGAGTTAGAAGCCCAGCGTGAGACACAGCGTAAAATTGACGACATAGTTGACACAGCAAACAAGAAACGTCAAGAACAACTCGCATTAGAAAAGCAAATCACACAACAAACTCAACAACGTGAGAGATCTGTAGCTGCCGTACCTCAGGCGGTTTCATCCGGTAACCCTATAAAGCAACGTCAAGAGCTCGCCGCACTTTCCCAAGAATATGAAAAAGCTGGTGGAAATGCCCGTGAATTTCAGAAAATTGTCGATACAGCTATTTCTAGTACTGATATCGCTAGGGGTTCTGCTTATCGCGATGAGCTTTCAAAACTCGCTGTTAAGTTTCGTGATTCCGGTGGTGACTTAAGAGATTGGAAGGCTATTCTAACCTCGACTCGTGGAGAAATTCTAGCTACTACAGTCGCACTACGGAAGCTTCAAGAAGTACCCGCCCAACGTCGTATTCAGATCGAAGCTGCCGTACCTCAGGCGGTTTCATCCGGTAACCCTATAAAGCAACGTCAAGAGCTCGCCGCACTTTCCCAAGAATATGAAAAAGCTGGTGGAAATGCCCGTGAATTCCAGAAAATTGTATCTCTCACTATCAGTGGCACAGACTTAGCTCGTGGGTCCGCTTACAGATTGGAAATTGCGAAGCTTGCTACCAAGTTCCGGGAAGCTGGTGGTAGCCTATCTCAATGGCGTGAGCAAATGGCTAAAACACGTGGTGAGATTTTACAAACCACAGTGGCAGTCAGAAAATTTGCCGAGGCTCAGGATTCAGCTGCATTAACCAGAGCTAATTCAAATAGCCGAAAAACCCTATCAGTAATGCAAAGAATTCAAGCTCAAGTATTGGCCACGACAGCCGCTTATGTTGGGTTATATGGTGTTATTGATGGTGTTAATTCAGTATTCCAAACTCAGAATAAATTGATTGCCGCGCAAAACCGTTTAGAAATCGGGTTTGGTGGTGACGTACAAAAAGCTGGCGCTGATCTATTGTACGTTCAAGGTGCCGCAAGATCGCTAGGTCTTGAAATCGAAGGTGCTATAGATCAATACTCAAAATTAGTAGTGGCCTCCACAGGTTTGGGGTTTTCTCAAAATGAATTACGGGGAATCTTTGAGGGTGTTAGTAGTGCGATTTTAGTAAACAAGTTATCTGTTGACGACGCTAATGGAGTTTTTCGAGCTTTTGAACAGATTATGAGTAAAAACAGAGTAACCGCCGAAGAACTTCGGTTGCAACTGGGTGACCGATTACCAGGTGCTGTTGGATTTTTTGCTACAGCCATTGGTAAAACTGGTCCAGAATTAGACGCTCTTTTACGTAGTGGTTCACTTGGGGCTGAAGAGTTAATAAAATTTGCAAAAGTCTTAGAAACTGAATTTGGTGGAAAAGTAACCGCATCACTTGAATCACCGCAAGCCAAAGTAGTTGCTTTTAAAAACGCTTTATTCGATTTGAGAATAGGTTTAATAGAATCAGGGTTTATTGACATTCTTATTAACCAACTGGAAGAGTTTACCAAACAAATATCTGATCCTGCTATTCAAGCGTCGCTGGTTGATCTGGCTGTATTCATTGCAAAAATTGGCGATGTTATTCTAATTGTTATAAAAAACCTTGACAAAGTAATTTTAGCATTAGAAACCTTCGCGGTGCTAAAAGGCTTACAGTTTGCTGGAGGATTATTATCAGGTATTGATAGTGCAGCAGGAGCGTTTTTAGGTTTATCAAAAAGTATAAGTAAAGCGGGGGGTGGTATAGCAGGGATAATTGCCGCTGCCAGAAATGCATCGCCAGCTTTGTTACTTCTTTTAAATCCCGTAACCCTATTAGTAGCCGGGTTGGGAGCCTTAGCATTTGGTGCAGTCGCTTTACAAAAATCAACTGAGAAAACCACAAGCGCTTTAGATACTTGGGAGTCTGAAAACCAAGATTTACTAAAATCTTTGGGTAAAGTTGAGAAGCACGTCAGTGATGTTACTAATGAAGTCAAAGCACTTGAAGAAGCCACGAAATCACCGTTTGATATTAAAATTGAGGTTAATCAACAAAAATTCAAAGAGGTTCAGGAAATTATTTCTGAAATTGAGACGAGATTGTCCAATCTCTCAAACAAAAAAGGAACCGGTCAAAGAGCAGAAAAACAAAGAGTATCTGAAATTAAACGTTTAGAAAAAGAACTCAGTAGGGCCAACGAAACAAAAAACGCCATACAAAACAGAAATGACATTTTAGAATCAGAAAAAGCTGCCGCAACACTTTCCGCTGAAATAGAAAAAAATAGGGTTAGGGTGGGTCGACTGAGTAAAGATTCTGAAAAACTATACGAAGATGCTTTAAAAAACGCCACAAGCCGATTTGATGAACTTGAGAAATTGGAGACAAAATCTCTCGATGACAAGCTTGCTATTTTAAAACGTAAGGGCGACGAGGAAAAAGTTTTAATCGCTGGGCAAATTAACGAAAGGATTGATTTGATAAAACAAAGAAACGCTAGAATAGCTCAATTAGAAGAGCAATCTGGTATCGCACCGGAATCTCTTACAACATTAATCGAAGAGGTTCAGATAAATGGTGATGGCGCTGTAAAAGATGACAGTGTTTATATTAAAGCCAAGGGTGAAATTAAATCCATTATTGATTTAAAAAAAGAACAAGTTGTTTTAGAACAAGAGATTGCCGATCTACAAGCGATAACACCATCCATTGATAAAGTTCAAGCGTTCGATCGTGCTAAAGAAATCCGTGACTTTTATTTGGATGCTGCTAACGATATTGGTACTGCTTTTAATGATGCAGTGGCACTAGGGGAATCCCCCAGTATTGATGAGGCTGTTGCCAAGTTTGCTGATATAAAAGCTAAATTGAATGAAGAGCTCACCAAAGTTGACGGTCCGGTTGCTGAAAGTATGGCGGCTACACTAAGGACCATTTCAATAGCTGAGCGACAGTTTCTAGCAAATCAACTTAACGAAGTATTGTCTGCGGCTGATGCGTCTTTTAATAGTGCCGTGGACCAATCCCTTGATGTACA